AATACCTGAAGTATTGATTACCAATAGCACCATAAGCAGAGTTAAGAGAAATCTTCTTCGCCATTTGAATGTTGTTACATCTGGCGATCTCTTTTTTAAGTGCATCAGTAGGAGTCTTCTCGTACTCCTGCTTTGCTTTGAGCATCCTCTTCTTGAAAATGACACGCTCACCATACATTTTCTCCATCAATTCGGGCAAGAATCCCTTCTTGTCCTTGCGGAACATAGCACCGTTTGCACAAACAGCGTAGTCCTTATACATCTCAAAACTTATTTGCTCACCAAGTATCTTATCAACGCTGGCCGTGGGGTGCCTCTCATCGAGAATTGTCTCTGGTGAGATATTGTACTGCATAATAAGATGAGGATACAGACTGTTGAGGTCAAAACTGACCACCCAATCGTATACCCCAGGAGTTGGCTCCTTAACATACGCCCCCGCATACTTTTCATCCTTGTCAGTCTGTACTTTAGGTGGAATAACAATTCCCTTCTTCTTCAGGTAGTTGTAGATGATGGTATCCCACATCCGTACCTGATAGAAGACATCATTATAGTTCACCTTGGCATCATATGCCATAGTCAGAGCGAGCTCGATCAACTTCATCTTGTCCTCAAGACGGTCTACGAGCTCCACATCGATGATGTTGTATTCTACAAACTTCTGCCAACCGTTAGTGTAGAAATCTTGGAAGGTGTCAAACTCAGAGTGGTCAAGTTTCTTCTGACCGAGTTCTACATTGGCAATATGGTCTAGACGATACGATTCTTGGTTTGTATAGGTAAATTTCTTGTATAGATCAAGGTAATCTAGTTGCGTAATGCCACCAATATCATAGAAAATCTGCTTACGACCCTTGATAAAGACCTCTTTTTGGGACACTAGACCCCAAGGAGACAGTCTCTTAGCAAGTTTTTCGCCCAGAACACGGTCAATACGCTTCGTGATGAATGGGATGTCGAACAGTTGGATGTTCCAACCAGTCACAACATCGGGAGTATTCTCCATCCACCAGTTGATGAAACTATTTAACAGGTCACGCTCATTATTGAACTGAATGTAACGAACATTGTCCTGTTTGATCTTGAATGGACCCTGACCCCAGGTAGTAATCTCTTTTGTATTGTAATCTTGGATAGTAATGAGCAGGATTTCCTGGTCAGCAGACTCAACATCAGGGAATCCGTTCTCAGAACGAGTCTCAATATCGACCGTTACGAGACGAATCTTGCTGACATCAAAGTCAATTTGATCTTGAGGATACTTATCAGAGATATACTGATAGATGAACCTCTCGTTACCATAGATCTTAAAGTTTTCTACCTCACTATACTTCTTCAAAAACTCCCGACAGTCAGAGACGAATCCAGGTTTAAGTGGTTCGACATAATCACCGTCGAGAGTCTTGTAGAAGGTCTCTTTCTTAGCAGGAACGAATAATGTAGGTTTGTATTTCTCTCTAAACTGAATGTACTCACCATTTTCATAACCACGAACGAGGAACTGGTCCCCAATCATTTGTACATTAGTATAGAATTTCATTCAGAAATCAGTTCGTTGTATGCTTGCAGGATAAAAGGTTCTGGATCAATCAAAGTCAGGATACAATCACTCTGAATTCTACACTTGTTTTGAGATGACATGTTCATCACATTCCAAGGTTTCAGACGCTCTTTGTATTCACCCTCAAAGTCGTCATCTTGAATCACAAACTCATATGGTTTAGTGATTTCACAGTCGGGTTCACCAATATCGGCACCATAGACTTCCTCTACACCACCAATGATGCACTTATAATCTTCTTTGAAGACAATCAACTTAACTTGCATCGGTAATCTCCTGGTACATTTTCTTCAGATCGGCAACAGGTTCAAACAATGTTGTCACCGCATTGGGGTTAACAATGAAAGTAGAGTCTACCGTAAGAGCCTGCCAAGTTGCAAGGGAAACTTGAGATGTATTTTCTAGGGGTTCCTCAGAACCTTCTTCCATCAAGGTCATCGTAGGTTGCAAGATGATCCGAAATGGGTTAGTGAACATATACTGACGCTGCTTATCCTCAGGATCAATCAGTTCTTTAATGTCAGCAATGACTTGTTCACCTTCAATGATTGCTACTTTAATGGACATGGGGTACTCGTTACCTCTTGATATTATAGCACAGTATTTAGATCAGGGAATCATAGTCTGGATCATTCAAAACATCGAGTGCTCCTTGGATTCGATCAATCTCATCTTGAGCAGCAGCTGCTGTTCTGTTAAGACCATATCTTTCTTTTTGCAATTCACTTCTTTCTTCTTTCAGAGAATTGATACTAACAATTAGAGGCGAAACTTGTGCTCTAAGCGTAGCAATTTCAGAATTTAAGGCAGTTATAGCATTTTTACAGGCAGTACAATTAGCATTATCAGTGCCAGTTGGACTAACTGAGGTTACACCATCAACGCTTGTACCATATCCAGGACCCTCTAAACCATAGTAAGTACCTAGAGAAGGTCCTCCACTGTTAGTATAAACATTCATAGATCCAATTCCAGCATTAGATGCTGTTATTGTGTTGTTAGTAACACCTCCAAAGGGATCAGTTCCACTATAACTTTCATTGCTTAGGTTCCAGGTCTTTCCTTGAAGCAAATCTTCGTTTACATTTTCTACAGATGTTGTTCCACACCCAGCAATAAACTGTCCTGTGTTTGCAATACTGACAATTTGCTGCTGTTTAATAGAGATGTCAGCGATAATCGAAAGAACTTTGTTATCAAGTCCTTGAGTTGATGGGTCAAAATTCTCTAGTTTATCTCCGATAGGCTCCTTCTTTTCAGTAACAAAATCGATAACATCACCCTTGATCTTTTTCTTGTCATCTAATTCGCCAACAAGATTCCTTGTTTGTTTGGATGCCATTGCCTATCTCTGGAAATAAAAAAGGGGGGATACCTCCCCCCGATATTTAGAACCAGTTCTTCCGTTGATGATGTTCGGGAACAATTTTCCCTAAAGTCACACTCAGAAGACCGTCTTCAAACTGCACATCCCTGACCTCTGTCTCGTCGGAGAGCGTCCAGACCCGCGTGAAGGACCTCTGTGCTAGTCCTTTATGCAGATACTTGGTTTCGGTCTCCTGGTCTTCCTTCTGCCCCTCTACAAAGAGTTTCCCTGCCTCTGTATAGACTACAACCTCTGCCTTCTTAAACCCAGCCAGAGCGATCTCCAGTCTAGATTCTACGGCACTTACATCTACAAGGTTGTATGGTGGGTAATTAGAAGTGGTTTCGTGCAGTGCAAAGATACGATCGAAATAATCATTCATACCAATGCTATTCTTAGTGATCCTGTCCAACAATTGATCCATGTTGGCAGCATGATACTTCGCTAAGTTAGTCATCTTTAGTTCTCCTTTGAAAGCGAGATTACATTGTGTGGACCCCGAAGGCATCCACATCTATTTAACCATATTAGCATTAAAAAGGGGGGTCGGTAACCCCCCTAAACGGTAGCGTATTATCCGTATGTAGCGTGTCGCGCACGAAAGAGCGACGAATTATTTATACGGTTTCCTCACCTTCTGCCTTTGTTTTGCGACCAATGTTGTATTTGGTCTCTAGTACCCAATTTCCCTTATCTTTGTACGATAAAACTTTGATTTGATTGAGCGGAGCAATGTCTTGAATCTGCTCAGCATCAACGACAGTAATCAGACCCCAATCAGCAAGGAGTTGAGAAATTCTGTTGCGTCTCTGAACATCATTGACGGTCAGGTTTGCCTTCTTACCATCAAGGGCAAACAATTCCTTGAAGTGAACGATGTAATATCGCCCCTGCTTATGCAAAATATGACAGGATTGGTAGAGTTTCTTCTCTTTCCTAGAAGCTACACCAATTCTTGTCAGAGTTTCTCGCACTTTCAAGAAATCATCTGGTTCACTGAGGGCGACCTCAATCATTTTCTCGGGCGACCAATCAACGGTCGGTTCAACAACGACGCTCATATCAAAGCATAAAATGTTTTTATTATTTATCCAAACTTTTTTTAACTTGAGCGAGAGAGTCCTTCAGAATATCATAGGTCTTTCTATATGCCATCTTATTGATCCACCTTTTGTCCCAGAATTCGTCTAACTTACAGTCTTTACCAGTGAAATCTTCGTAAATTCCTAGGAAAAGACTAAAGTTTTCCCATTGACTCATGGGAAAATACTGAGGAGATAGACAAACAAAGATATGATCATACATGTAATCACCATGATCATACTCTTCGGCAAAGCAAGAGTCCCACTCAGCTCTCTTACCAATATTTTCACAGATGAATCTGTTTACAGGACTTCTAGTATCACATTCTTTCTTCTGGTTGTTACGAATCCATGTGAAAGATTTGAGTTTGCCTAAAGAATGCAAGTATGCTCCCCAACTCCCCTCGTCTACTTTACCAAATGCCTGAGTATAGTGATATTCTAGGAGATGCAATGCCAAGAAAGACTGGTTTGAGTATTCATCAATCTCGTCTTCGAGTCTATCAATGAAGCATCCTGCGAGAAAATCATCATGATGATCGATATTAACGATCTCAAGATCCTCATGATCGATCACACTATTCAAAATATAATCATGATCCAATCCAAAGGCAACAGTTACATTTGGATTAGCTGCTAGTGCTTTAGTAAATGTGTCTAGCATATAATCTAGACATTGTTGATCGATAATATTGTCCCTAGTATTGATATCTGGATACTTAGAGAAGTAAGTAGACCATTTTGTAGGAGGATGCCACTCATCCCACAACTCATTATCCTCGTTAGGCCAGTCCTCTACACTAGGAAAAGCATAATCAATATCAATACTAAGGACTTTCATTTCATACCGCCAGTGTCTAGTTTCTTACGAATGTACTGAATTTGCTCTGGAGTGAGAACATGCAATGCTTGCTGTGCTTTTTCATTGCTGTACCCGTAGTATTTTTTTACCAGTTCCAGGTTGTCGATTTTCTCTTGGCGCAACCAAGGAGAGAACCGTTTCTTCTTTCTGAGACTATGTAGCATGAATTGATACTGCATATCTTTAGACAAATTTGGATGCTTGTTCATCTCATTAGCGAACAGTACAGCATCAATATGCCCAGATAAGCAACGATTTACAATGTATGCTGGGTATTTCTTACAAGCATCAGGATCTTCACTGAGATCTTGCTTGTTTTGATTGATAGAATTGAGCCAGTCCTTCAGTTCCATTATGTAAATACAGCAGTAACACCGACAATTGTTGCTCCAGGATTACGAGCAAGAGCAATCTCTTTAGCATGTTGATAATCGCGGGCGATCATCCTTTCTTTGAACACCTTTCCCGCGACAAATAGAGTTACTTCACAGTGCATAGTTCATCAACACAAGTTCTTTACGATCTTGCTGCTCCTTCATATAGTCACCAACAGAACGCATG